TTAAACGATTTTTTCCATTTAATTTTTCAAACAATACTTTAATATTTTCTATATCTGATTCCGTAATATTTATAATTGATTCATCTTTAAATTTAAATTTTCCGGGTTCAAAAGATTCTAAAAAAGAAACAAATCCACTAATCATCGTGTTGTTTTCTGTTAATTGAGGTTCAGCCAACATCAATTTTTTACAAATATTTTGTTTTGTTTCGGTAATACAATCGTTTAATTTAATAGAAAGGGCCTGAATAATATTTTGTTTAAAGTATTCTTCGTCTTCCCGAAGCATTTCAAAAATACCATTTTTTAATAATGTTTTTGTTATTGGTTCCATATTATTGGCCTTCCGCTTGCATTTGTTGTTGCTGCTGCATCATTTGAGCCATCTGTTCTTGTTGCATTTTTGCTCTATCTACTTCCATTTCTTTATCCATCTGTCTCAAATCTTCTTCTGTTTGTCTTAAAATATTTCTACGAATATAAGCACTAGAAAAATATTTTCCGACATATGGGTCTACAATGGAAATCATTTTTAATCTTTCAGCTAAAATTTCTGATTCTTTTAGATCCCAGAAATAATTATCTGTATTAAAAACAATTCTCATCATTGGCTTTATTTCGCGCCAATCATCATCGGTCATAACACCGCGCAAAAGCAATTGAACACGTAAGGTTTCAAGGAACAATTTTGAAAATTGGTGTCGTAATCTTTCGATAAATTTATAGAATTTTACTTCTTCTCTCGTAATTTCAACAGAACGGCCCATATTAAATCCTGTGGATTCTGATGTAAGTCTGCTGATTGGAACATTTAAAGAATTGTATAATTTTTTACGGAAGTAATCTACGTCTTCAATTTGGGACATTGCCTGTCCACCGGGAAGAGTTGAAATTTCAGTGCCACGTGAACCTTCTCTTCTGGGCAACCAATAATCTTCAAGAACCGAAAGATGATTTCTTTCATCTCTCACTTCTCCTGTGGATTGATTGTAAATCAATTTATTTCTAAATCGACTCATCATATCTCGCATATATTGTTCGGCTTTTTGTTTTGGTAATTGCCCTACGTCAACATAAAACACTCTTCGTTCTGGTGCTCTAGCAATTCTATAAACAAGAAGAGCGTCTTCCAGCTGTCGTAACATATTTAAAGGACGAATTGCTTTGTGAAGATATCCTAAAACTCTTTTTGTATTGAGATCTACGATACCTGAAGGAACATATACAACACTATCAAGAGAAAGGTGGAGACCGCCGGGTCCGGTCATCATATACGTTTCTCTGTCAGTATTGGTATAATGATAAAATTCTTCAATGTCTTTTATCAATGATACTGGTTGTCCCTCAACGCGATCCATTTCCTTTTTAATTTTTCTAACTTTTTTAATCTTTAGCGGATCTATTGGAACTATTTCTTTAATACCATCGGATGGAAGATCTTTATCAATTATTATGTTGTAAAATATTTTTGAATCGATGTACCATCTTCTAAAAATTTCATAAGATTTAGAATTAAAATCATAAAGATATAAGATTTTTTCAAATTCTTTTTGTATTTTTAATTTTATATTTTCTGCCAACGGTATGTTAGTCATATCCAGTTTTACTGGTCTATTGTCTGTACCGCCCACTATAGAAGCATTTACAATTTCATCTACCGCATTGTCAATTTCTGGATAAATTGACATATTTCTGTATTGAACTATTGAAGCATTTTCATCTTTTAATGAACTGGCATAGTCTAAAGCAGTTCCAAAAAATCCGCCTGCTTCGACAGTAACTGTACCATCGAACATTTCTGGTGCGGCAAAAGATTGTAATGATTTTTCTTGTTTGGTTTGTGTTTTTTTACCAAACTGGAATCCAAAGGCTTCAATTTCCATAATTAATAATTACCTTTTTAAGTTCTTGATATATTTGTTATCTGAAGATAGTCAAAAGCGATGATAACGTTAAAACTATTTAACATATTATTTGAAGACATGTTTAAATTTAAGGGATCAATTTTTGTTGGCCAGCACCCATGAAGAATATATTCTTTTAGCGGTGTGCCAGTATCATTTAAATTTAAATGTTTTACACGCCAATTGTTTGCTTTATAATTTTCATAATTTGTTCCACTTCCAACAAAAGAAACGTTAGTAGCATGCGCATTGATTTTTTCTTGCCATGTATGAAACATTCCCCACATATCTTGCTGTGTTCCAATATCGTCTAAAACATTGAATGACCACGTTGAATATTGTTTTTCACCGGGGTAATAATATTTTCTTCCAAAATTAGAATATTCTATTGTTGTTGTGGTTAACTGAGGTAAAATTGTTGCTCTTACATGAAATTTTGTAAATTTTCCACCAGTAGGAATATCACCAACAATTTCAAAACGGTTTTGCCGGGTTCCACCTAAGAAATTATTTTTGAATTCGTTAATCATAAAGATCCCCCTGATCTTAATCCCTTTGTTACTTTCATATAATCAAAAGTTAAAGAAATATTAAACGAAACAAAATTGGTTTCTCCCATACTCAGATCAATTTGTCCAACTACGTTTGGCCAGCATTTAAAAAGTTGAATTGTTCTCAAAACAGTTCCATTTAAATCTAATTGATTTACTCTCCAATTAGTTTGGTAACGATTATATGCAAAATCATTGTTTTCAACTCTATGGGTTACGTGACCATCCATGGCCTCTTTCCATTGATTAAATGCTTTCCACAAATTGTTTACGTTGTTATCATCATAAACACCAACCAACCAAGGTGTATAAGAACGATCCCCGGCAAAAGTAACAGTTCTTCCTCTATAAGGAATACCTATTGTATTAATTTGTGCACCGGGCAAAGATGAAGAAACAATTTTAAATTTTGATTCTGTATTGTTTATAGAAATACCAGATGGCCAAGAAGGAAAAACTTCAAACCTATTTGGTCTGCTTCCGCCTCTAAATCCATTTTTAAAATTTAATATTGAATTGCTCATTATTGTGTGAATGTTACGTTAATTGTGAAAGAATCTGTTCCTAGTAAAGGTTTGACAATTAACGTAATATTTAATGTTGAACTATTGTCAGTATTGTTACTTGAATCACAAATTATTTGTGTTCTTGTATTATCAAGATATGCAGAATATTGATTTAATTCAGTTTCTATATCGGTGTATACCGAATCTCTTGTTGCAGTGTTGTTAATTTCAAATGAGTATTTTAAACCAATTTGATTTAACATTTGAGTTAGTTCTTGTTTCATCTTTGCGGGGCCAACACGATCTTCTACTGTTATTGAAGATGCACCTGTTGCCCCAACTAAATCTGATCCTAAAAATCTTGGAGTATAATTTACAAAAAAGTTTACTTTTTTGTTTCTTAATGTAGTTCTTTCTGTGCTATTCCAATCGGTTGATTGGTTGAGCGAGCCATTTAAAACATATGATCTGTCCAGCCCACCTATTGTTAAAAATAGCTCGTTTCTATTTTTAGCTCTTGCAAAAAATCCAGCCACATCAGATACTGTAGATATTGTATATGACATGCTTCCATTATCTAAAAGACTGGTTACATCAAATGTTGTAGGTGCTTCTGGAGTACTTGCAGTGGTTTGTGATTTTGTTCCACGAATATTAAATATTCTTTTTGCTTCATTTCCAGTAAGTGATATACCTCCATTAAAAAGTGTAGTAAAATCTAACATATCTGTAGATGCACCTGTAAATCCATTAGAAGCTTGTGTTGGGAACACACCTACGACGTAAGATTTACCTTCAATCCATTTAGCAATATTTCCAAAATTATTTTGAGCTATAACAACATCTAAATTTTCATTTGTATTATTTTCAAAGGTATCAAATCCGGCTGTTGTTCCGGTTAGGACCAAATAACCACCATAAGCCAAATAGTTTATAGCATAGATAAAATCGAGACCACGTGTGGTGGGTGTTATTGTCGATACGCTATATGTAAATAACGCAGCGGTTCCACCGGGACTTTGTGCCAGTAAAGCATTTGTTATTCCTGAAAGTTTGTTTAAATCGCCTACTAAATCGTTTGGATTTGTGTATAAGATATAAGAATCACTAGTAGTTCCCTTAGCCGGATTGAAATATGCAGTATTTGATCTTGCATAAATTAACCAACCAAAAAGACCGCCCAGATCAGCAGTAGCCCCGCTGTTATTAAAAGTTGGTGCGACATAAGTGCTACCTGCTTGCATAGCAGCGTAAAATGGTACCCCGATTGATTCTTTTTGGTAATGGCTTGGGTTTATAAATGAACTGAGACTGGTCATTTTTATCCTTTTCTATCTATTATTTATAAAAATTATGTAGGATACCAAACAACACCGTCATTTACAAAATTATCCTCATCTAAATCTTTATTTTCCATCATGAATAGAACATTATCTTCTTCTGGTTTTTTTGCTTCTTCGTAATTAAATTTAGCGGATTCGATCAAATCTGCATAATATTCTTGACGACTTAGCCAAGCAAAAAATACCAATGTCATAATCAAATCATCAGAATGGCCTTCTTCAGCTTTATATGTATTTGATTTAGAGACAAATGTCATAACTTCTTGAATAATTCTCTCATCGTTTAATAACAATTTGTCTTCTTCAATAAGTCGTTTTAATATGGCACACCCCAATTTTTTAGTTTGTGCTGTGGTTCTCAGCCCCATTTCACTTTTTCCAGAAGCAAATCCTTGAGATAAAATTTGTCCTTTTCTTCCCATTATTTTTGTCATTAACAAATTTTCATATTCAAGGTCGTTGTATAATATAGAAGAAACCTGACCGCCAATGTCATTGGTTTCAATTAAAACATATGCATTGTTATATTTTTCAGCAACTTTTTTTATTGTTGTTGGAAAATTAAACGGGCTAATTGTATTATTTTTAAAAGAAGCCACAACTTTATACGGAGAAGATGTTCCGTCTATAACTGTAAATGCAGAGGAATCTGACCCCTGTCCTCTGGAAACATCAGCCTGTAAAAAATAAATTTTATCGGTAATAGGTGTTTCAAATATTCTTAAACCTTCTTTATCTTCTTCTAAAAAATCCTCAGCAGCTAAAACATTTAATTTAGTTGAAGAAATTAATGTGTTTGAAGAACCTAAAAAGTTACAGCCATATTCTTGTTCAAACTGTTCTGGGCTAGTATTTGCAATTTGTTCTTCCGCCCATTTATCGTCTCTTAATTTTGGAGAACCCGGACTTATTGGGGTTTCCTTCCACGAAACATCCACTGGAATAAATTTATTTTTTAATTTATGCCCTTCCGGTCTTTTTGCGTCAACCCAAAGTTTATGAAAATGATTCATACCATTTGGTGTGGATACAATAATAAGTTTAGTCGTAGTACCAGCAGAAATTGTCGGATATGTCGATGTATAGAATTCTTCAGCTACATGGCTTGGCAAGAAGGCGTACTCGTCTAACAGCAATAGGTTATAAGAGCCGCCACGGATCGCTGTAGACGATGTTGCGTCGCACATGACCCTAGACCCGTTTTCAAGCTTAAAGCTCGTCTTATTCCATTCTACAACTCCTTGTTGTAGAAAATGCGGTAAATTTTCATATGCAAGTTGAAGTTTTGAAAATAATTCCTCTTTTGCGGTTTTTAAACGGTTTGCTAGGATCGCTACAGTAACACTTTGGTTAAATGTTATGTAATGGCATATATAACTCGTAACACAGGTAGATTTACCACACTGTCTTGGCCATTTTGAAATAACAAATCTATTGTCGTGAATTTTATTTATAAAGTTTTTTTGGTAATCATATAGATTAAAAGGAACTATACCTTTATCCAGAGTTTTTACTTTTACATACTTTTCGCAAAAATAAACAGGATCTTTTGCACAACGAATATACTCTTCGACCTCTTCTTTTGTATATTGTAAATCTACACCCGGTAATTTTAATTTTGGGTTATTTCTGTAGCCGAGAGTATCATTGTTTTTGTTCATCTGAAACAACCTCAACATCTATAACATTTTTTTCTGTACTTCGTTCTTTATTTAAAAGATTTTGTAAATCTTTAGTAGAACCAACAAACACAGAATTGTTTGTTTGTTTTATTTCAACTTTACTTCCTGTAGTATCTTTTGCTTTTTTATGAACATCTAATACATTATTATTTAAATCAGCCATAGTTTTTAATAATATGGCAACAACTTCAAATGCTCTTGGACTATCAGATTCAGTTGCAACCCGTAAAGCACTTTCTAATGCTACATTTCCATTTGATATTAAATTTTTTAAATTATCTTGTACTATTTGATAATCTTTTTGAAAATTTGCTGAATCAAATGTACCACCAGCATTTTTATCATTAGTTGGTGGTTTGTGTTCAGGAACAGAAAAAAAGTTAGCTAAATTTTTATTGATATTCATTTTTAAAATCTAACGTAATACCACTAGTATTAATTGTAGTTGTTGATACAATTTTTCCAAAAATATAACTTTTTGCAATAAAGCTGAAAGAAGAAATGTTTATTCTTCTATTTCCAAAATCTCCATCAAATCTTTCACTTAAATTATTTGTAGCCATTACAATTGGAATTTGAACGTTTGTGTTTACCTCATTCATATCCAGCTCAATAATATGATCGGGCACAAAATATGGCATAATTTGTTCCACAATCTGCATAGTATCATCTGTGTGGCGGGTATAAATGTATAAATTAAAAGTTAAATTTACTGGTATTTCGTTATAAACAAAGCTACCAGAATCTACGCAATTTTGTCCAGAAACAGTTTTTCCAGCGGTCGGTGAAAATCTACCTCTTCTTCTGCTTGGATCTGGTGTTATATTTGCCATAATATAACTCATTCTTGGCAATTGATTTTCAATTCTTGTCCCATCCGTAATAGAAGAGGGATTCAAATATCTTTGAATAAATTTTTCTTGTGAAGCATACGTAATAGGAACACGAATTCTTAAATTATTACCACCATCTGGATTTGTGTGTTCTACATGTATATCATTGAACAATGAACCGAATGCTACTACGGTCTTTCTAATATTGTTGTTATAAAAATAATCAAACATATTCTATATTACTTATCATGTATTATCACACACAGCAAACGGATCATTTGGATCAAATGTATATCCTTGAGCTTCTGTTTCAAGAATGTCATTAATGCCAGCTGTTGTGCCTAAAATATTATTCTTTGGAATGAT